CTGATTGCCTGCTCGTACATCGCCTTGTAATCCTTGCCGTCATCCTGTGCAGGATTCCCGTTGCCGGATTCGTCCACTTTGTTTTCGTCAGCCATAACGACCGCCTTTCCGCGCTGTGCAGCGCAACTTTCGCCCTGTGCAGGGCATGAACAGAAAAGCCGCCACGTCTAGCACCGTGACGGCCATATGAAAAAAGCCACCCGTGCGGATGGCTTGATTCCAAAATGAAAAGTTCTTAGCTCAATCTATCTTTGAAGAATTCTACCCAGTACGGGTTTTCGCGATTGAACGTTTCTAACTGTTCTTGTGTCAGCTCATGTGGATAATCCTCAAACAGATTGAAAACTCGTTTCTTGTCAAACGAAAACAAGAACCGCCCGACATGTTCTGTGTCGTTTGTCCACCAAACTTCGTCGGATTCGTTCTGCTTGTAAAAATCACTTAACGCCACCGCCCACGCCTTTCTTTTGCTTGCTCTCAGGAGTATTGATATATCCCATCAGCTCCAAGAATTCAGCATTGCTCGACAGCGTATCGCCATCAATCAGAACGGCGTCTTGATCAAGCTTCATCCCGGCAACCGAACATGATTTTGTGCATCTGAACCGCTGCTTTAGAGCCGCGTTGGTAAGTTCGTGCCATCCGTTGTCAGTCTGCGACTGTAACTCAAGATAATAAATCGAATCATCGCGCTTTTCGACAACTGCTGCATGTTTCCCCGCGACGAAATAGTATCGTTTCCCCTTTTCAACGTTTTGAAGAACATTGCCAGCTGCGGTAAACGCATTCTTATGCACCTCAATAAACGATTGAACGCCATCAATTGTTGTCATGTCTTTAATGTGGTCATTCCCCGCGAAGAAATCGCAACTAGAGCCGCCGCGAAAATCCCTAACAACCTTGCCGCCCTTGTTGGCGAAATACGCAAATGCGAGAGAAGAGCAAGAGCCTTTTGTCTTATCGCCGCCGCCAAGCATTTGCACGATTTCGTCAGTGCTTGGCGTATTTCCCCATTTTTCTGGCTCAAAATAATCGCCAACGGGGAATATTCGCGCTCTCTCAATAAGAAACTCGCCATTTGTAAGCTTGCTACGCGATTCGTCGGTTGCTTTTTGTGCTTCATCAATCTTCGACTTTAGTAGCTCTTTCTTTTCTTGGTCTTTTTCTTGTCGCATTTGCCGCCTTAGCTCTGCGGCTTCATCTCTCTTGGTGAGATAATCGTCAAATAGCTTTCTGCGTTCGCTACTATCACGCAAGCCGCTTTTCGCTTCGCCCTCTTGCTGACCTGCGTACTTCTCGGGATGCTTCCACATGTCGTAATACTTGTCAGGGTCGTAGCCCTGCGCCGCTGGCGATTTGTCCCAGCTCGGCACGATGCGGCAATCGCAGTGCGCGTGCGCGTGCGATGCGGTTTCCACCGAGTGGTACACAAAACCACGAGAAGCAAGCATGATGCAGAACTCACAAGTTTCTACGCCTGTCGGTATTCGTGCCCATCGCGGTTTCTTCGGGTCGCGTTTCGCGTTGTAAGCGATGCACTCGTTTGCCGCTCTGCGTGTCTCGTAATCGATTCTGTCAGCGCACTTGCCGACGAACTGCTCTGTCGGCCTGCCGTCCACCAGGTCTTGCGCGAAAGCCCTCACAGCGCCCTCGGTGGCCTCTGGGACGCGCTGGCTGTCCACTTCCGCACTAAACCCGTCATCTATGCCGAAACGCGCTCTCAGGCCGTCGTAGAAGTCTGCGGCGAGCCTAGCCGCGAGCGTGGACGATGCGCCGCACGCTGGCTGCATGACAGCTATCACAGCGTTTCGCACGTCGGCCACGTCCGCCGTGTAGTCGATTCTGCCGAGCGCGTCCACCAGCTGGGCGCGGGCCCGCTCCGACACGACGTTGAGCGCCTTCGAATAGCTCTCGATGTAGCTACGCGGTATCCGCATTGCCACCACCGCCGAAGAGCGTGGACACCGCCGCGTTGGTCGCTTCTTGCGCCTGCGCCGTCTGCAACTCGCGCATGATCGTGGTCACTTCCTCGTCGCTGTAGCCATTCGAGCGCCAGAACGTCGGCGTACTCGCAAAAGTGGGAACCACAGACGCGATTTTCACGCTCGCATCGGTCATCTGCGCCAGCGTCGGCATTGCCGGATTCATGAAACGCGGCTGAATCTCCAAGCCCTCAATATCCACGCTGTCAAACGTGGTGTCGCGCTCAGTTGCCAAGCACGCAATGGCAACGTCGGTCAACGTATCGCCCACGTCGGAATGCCACGCCTTCACCTTGCGGATGAGCGGCGAGTTCTCAGCGTAGATGGCCTCCGCGCTCGCTGGCTGGTCGTGGACGAGGCCGAACTGGCTCACGTGGATGCCAGTCGCGGCGCTCATCTTCGCGCAGAGGTTGCGGAAATGGTCCGTCAGCGGCTGCATCGACGGTTGCGGAAGTTGCCCGAATTGCGGAATCGTGCCGTCAGCCGTCGCGTCGATGTTGAAGATGGCGCCGATGAACGCCTGCCACCTGTCCACGCCCTCGAACGGGTCGCCGTCCGTTCCGAGGAGGTACTTCTGCGCCGTCGCGGCGAACGCGGACGCGATCTCCTCGTTGATGTTCGCACGAACCGCCGAGTCGATGTAGCCCATGACCTCGCGGGTGATGCGCGATTGCCCGAACGGACGCTCGAGCGTGGCGTTGTAAGCCGCCAGGAACACGGGCAAGTGCTCCAAGCCGTGCGGCTCGTACTCGTCCACGTACCAGCGCCCGTTATCGCTTTTCTTGATGCGGATAAGGTACTCAGGCGTGACCACGTTGACCCACACGGGAAGGACGCGCCCGGTAACCCTGTCCTTCTTGGTGTCCACCACGAACAGCGCGGCCTTTATGGTGTCGTTCGCATCGTCCCACGTCAACCCGCAAGCGTGCGCGGGGTAAGCGGAAACGTGCGCGTGCGCGTTCTCGTCTTTGCTCACGAAATAGAGGTTGAACGACTGCTCGAGCGCGCTCGTCGTGGCCTTGCGGTACTTCGAGCGCATCTTGTTGCGCCGCGTGATAGCGTCGAGCTGCGCCTGCGCTTCCTCGTCGCCGACCGTGTAGCCGTCAAAAACGGAATGCTCCACCATAACGTCCACGGTCTTCTGCGCCCACCCGCACGCCGCGTCGAGGTTGCGCAGCTTCGGCGGGATGGAGATGCCCAAGTCCACCAGGCGGTTGTGCATGACGTAGTAGCAATGCCGCTTCATGTTGCGGTCATAGTGGTCGTGCCATGCCTTGACCAGTTCGTGGACGAGCATCCTGTCCTCGCCGCGCAAACCGTCAGCGGATGCGACCATTCCAGGGATTTCTAACACCTCACAACCGCCTTTCTGTTCGGGTTGCGCTTCGTGGTCATCGCGCCGTACAGCGCGAGCGACGCGCTTTCGATGACGTCGGGGCATTCGCCGCCGAAACCGAAACCGCCAGAGCTGCCAATCTTCCTCTTGATTGACTTCGTGGCCGATTCGTCTAGCGCATCGTCTTTCAGGTGCGTTAGCATCTTGTCGTTCACCATGTTCACGAGCATCGCCGCCGAATCTATCGCGCCGCTCGTGCCGACGCATTTAACAGCAGTCTTTCTGATTCCCGCGCTAATCAACCGCCGCTCCAGCTCGTCAGCGCCGCTCTTGCCGTCAATGCAGATAATCGCTAGTTCGTCAGCATGACGTTTTAGCAAGTCCACCACCCAGGACAGCCCCTTGGTGAACGGGCTCTGCTGGATAAACTCGACGTGCGCGTTCTCGGAGTCCAGCTTCATGGCGAAGCTCACGGTCACGAGCACGCCGTCTTGCGAGACCCTGATGCCTGCGGCCAGCTTCTCGTAGCTCGTAGGATGCCCGGATTCGAGCATCGTCCACAGCTCGTCGGGGATCAGTTTCACGCCCGACTTGCGGGCCGTGTACCACCCGAGCCGCTGGTGGGCGAACTTCTCGGGCTCCGCGCTCTCGCACTCCGACTCGACCGTATCGGGCATTATCAGGATGCCGTAAGACGGGTTCACGCGCTCCCATAGCGCTCTGTCCCTGACGTCCGGGACGGTGCCTCCGTAGCCTGCGCTCCATTCCGTCCACGCGGTCGCCTTCGTCCTGCCGCTGATCGCGTCGTCGCGTATCTTCTCGTACACCAGGCCGTAGTCGGTGTCCTTCGGGCATGTGCCGTTGTAGATGACCTGCGGCCCGCGTTTCGTCCTGCATGCCGAAATCGCGAACAGGAACGACTCCTGCGAAGCGTGGTCGAGCGCCTGCGCCTCGTCGAAGATGAGCAGCGAGCCGTGCTGCCCGTCGCCGCCGTTGCGCGTCCTGGCCAGGAACTTGATTCGGGCGCCGTTCTTTAAAATGATTTCCTCGCGCCCAAGAGCGGTTTTAACGCCATTAGGAGCGACATACTTTCTAAGCTTCCTATGCTCGAACAGCTTCTTGAACTCGTTGAACGTTTCGGTGCTCGTCTTTTGGAGCTGCGACGTATACAGAACCGTTCCCTCAAACACGAGCATTTCAACCGCTGCGCGTCCTTGAATAACGAGCGTCTTTCCGTTCTGCCTTGGAGTCTCGTTGCCGCAATTCTTGGAAGTCCACTTACCATCAGCTCCATATCCCATCCAGGCTTGCAGCAGCACCGACTGCCAGTCCATGAGCGCGAGCCCAGCGCTGTCGAGCAGGTCGATCGCGTCAAGGCAGTCGTTGCCGACGCAATCGGGAATGACGTACTTAGTCGGTATCTGGTTTCCTGTGGCGTAAGATAATGGAAGCAATCTCGTCCCCGTCATCTTCACCGCTTTCTATGGACTCGATTTCCCTGATGGTCTCTCGGTACTGCCGCGACAGCGAAGCCAGGTCGCGCATCGATTCGCACGCGTCGATTGACTCCGCGAGGATATCGCGCAGCTCGGTCAATTGCTCCAACCTGCCAGCTTCTGACATGCTGCCCAGCGACATATGCACCCCTGTGGAAATCGCCTTGTGTGTAAATCCTGCTATGCGGACGAGGCGCAGGAGCGCCCTCCCGACCCCCGTCGGCCACCTACCAGAAAGACGACGCCTCTCCCTCGACCGTCTCTATCTTCGAGCGCCGCTTCACGCCGTTGCCCTTGCGCACGTTGCATGCCCGGTGCACCGGCTGCG